CTCATAGGGGGCATCCCAGAGCATTTTACCTTTAAGGTAAAATGAATTTTTGGAAGTCTTGACTATCATTTCTTCACAAAAATACGCTCCTAGCCTACTTATGTAGGCCTTGTCAAGCGAGATCATCCCGCCTGTAAGAGCGATTTCTTCCTGTATGTATCTTAGATACTCCACAGGACCGATGGCAATGTGATCATCACCTGCCACGGCGAACTGTCTCCAAGATTTTCTTGGATCGGTTCGGGAATGGAGGTACTCTCTAAGAGGGTATTCCTCCAACTCAGAATTATATCTGAGATAGGCAATTTCTTCTGATGCTAGCATAGCTAGCATTAGAGAAGCCTTCGTTCCGGGATCCCCCATTAAGGAGGCCCGGACCGTTTCTAACCCCTTAAAGGGGTAGAAATAGGGACCATCGCAACCTTCCAGAAATCTGGGAGAGCAGAGTAACTCTGCTGCTAGGTCCATATATGGGCTGGATAGTCCAGCACCACATATAAAGCCCTTTAAAAGAGCTAACTGGTACGAGTGCTCCAGATATTCTGAAGCACTTGTAAGATCTGAGGTCAGGAATAAAATTTCTGGTTCTTCTGGATCTTCTATATCAGAGTGGATTCCAATACGTTTAACGTATTCGTAAGCCATTGCGGAGGCGGTTAATCCGCTACGCGCTGCTGGTATAAATTCGAGTTGCGAAATAAGTTCGTGGCCGAAAGGAGATAAGAACTGGTTTAACCAGTCTTCTCCAACGGTTATTATCCGGGCCTTTCCCCCGGGCTCACCAATTGGTGAGACCCGGACGGAAGGTCGTCTACCCGTTAGACGGGGTGGATTAACCGGGTCATAGAAGGAAGATCCTTCTATGATCCCTCTGGTGATTCCCTCTTCGAGGGACCATTGGAGGATCTGGAAACCTGTCTTTGCATCGAGACCAAAGATACGGTCTTCATAGACAAAGTTTTCGCTTATGTCTATGTCGAAGGTGTTGTCTGATTCAATCAGATACCCTCTGTCCAGGAACTCTTCTCTACACATAGTGTGGAAACGAGGTTTATCTTTTCTCAAAGCAAATCTTTGACCAAAGATCGTCTTGCCATCCAGATCATCTGGAGGTAAGCCATTCGCCCATTCAGCAAATGATTTGCCGATGGAGATCGCCCTTCCTCCCGATCTACGAGAGGACTCGATAGCAGCTGAGTTACTCAGCGAGAGATGCGCCACAGATTTGAGGTGCACAGGACGATTGCTTCGGACGTACCGTCCAAGACGGACTCCGATTGACCGTAGTAATTCTACTCTTTCAGGTGAAACCTGAAACCCTTCTCGAGGGCAGGTCAAAATTTCTCCGTGCTCATAAAGAGCACGTCCTAGCTCCCATTTATTTGGAGCAGGAGTCCCCCTTGTGGAGATGAGATGCATAAGACGAGTGCATTCAGACTTAGTCTGAACACCCCGCTCGCATACACGCACTAGCCAAGCTAATGGTGTATTTCTAAACTTCGACAATTTTAAATTGCCGTGCTCATCAGCAAACAGAGTTCCTCTGTTTAGTTTAGTTAGTGGGTTAAGTGACTTAACCGCTAGTCCCTTCACATGAGATGTGAATGACTTCCACATCTTAATGGTGTTTAAAACACCATTATGGCGTGCACTATTACCTAGTACCCATCTCCATATTTTGTATGGAATGCCTTTTCCACATTCCGAATATAATTCGGGTGTTGATAAAAGGAAGCAATCTTCGATTGCCAGGTACAGGTCTACAACTCGCTGAAGTTCAACTTCAGTTAGTTGGGAGATTTTCACACGATTATCGTATGGAATCTCTTTCCACGGACTATGCTGGCTTAGCCAGCCTAGCCGTTGGAGACAAGTAGTTCGCTTAGCGAACCATTTTGTCTTGCCACACTTAGTGTAGCGTAGGAATCTCTGCTTTTGATGTTTAACATCAAGAGTGATCGGTCCTACTGGGTCACCTCCAAGATAATCTTGGAGGTCGCCCACCCTTTCTGACAGTCTATCCCATTGCCATCTCCTCGAATGAGGT